TTGTTTTGCTACTCTAACAAAATTACCTCTTATAAAATATGTACCATCATTTATGGATACTGCTGACCCAATAGATGTTGAATTTGTAGAAATTGTGCTTGCAAAAGGAGTTCCTGCACTTATAACACTATTTTGATATGTAACATTTTCTTCCGCATAAAGAGATTCGTTATCTTTAAAACTACTAATTTCAAAATTTGAATCTGAATCGCTATATTTTACATATAAAGTTACATATTCGACATCAGAGTTTGGTAATTGGACTAACTTAACTGAAGCACTTACCCCAGAGTCTCTACCTATAATTTTTTTACCAATATATTGATCTACATAACTTTCAATATCAATACCATATTGGAGGGGGTTTAATTTAACTGCATGGAATTGTCCGTCATAAGTTATACCTCCAGGTATAACGACAGATCCATTTTTAAAAATGCTGCTCCCAAAAGATTCTACCTGATCCTGCAGTATTGATTGTAGGGTATTGAGTTCCCGAGCCTGTACTGCTCTTCCTGGATTAAATAAAACTTTATAATAATTTTTATCTTTAGCACCTATTTCAGACTCGGAAAAGTCATCGAAATATGGATTTACGTTTAGATTAGTTTTTTGGGACATTTTTAAAATTCCAGGATGATTTTAACGTCTTCTTTTTGTCTTAGACTTCTTGAAACTGTCGGTCTATTATCGATATAGATTATATATCCAGACTTATTATTTATTTGGGGTTTGGCAATACCCTCAGTGAATTCAACACCAAGACTTATAATTTTGTTTGCTACCGTAACCTTATTATTCGTAAATGTTGTATCAATACTGGAGTTAAATCCCTCACCAATGATTTGTAAATTGCTATCAGCAACAAATTCTACAAGATGTCCTACAGAATCTCCATTTGTATTGAAAAATGAGGATACTCCAACAAAATCTTTATAATCCGATCCTCCTCCACCACCAAGATATAATGATCTATCTTGATAGTATTTTAAAACTTTTGTTTCCGAATCATAAGAAACTACATATCCAACTGCTTTTTTTCCAGTATTTGGATTAATTTGCAGTATCTTTGATCCAACTGAAACTGTAGGATTTGATGGAGTTATTGAAGATAACTTCAGAGCATAAACTGCAGAAAAATCACTTGAATTATATATTGAGGTATTGACACCTACAGAATCATAAACGGTTGGATTTTTTATGATTCCAATTTGAGCAAACTTGGAATCAACTGGAAAGTTTTTGGTAGAATCATCAAAACGTGCATAAACTAGGATTCTATCAGCACCTAGTTCTTCATAAAGATCATAACCATGACCTTTTGATGGTGGAATAATTGGAATTAATTCTGCATAAGTTGATGGTGTACTTGAGGAAGTGGTACCAAGATCAACAAGTGCGTATGTATAATTTTTTCCTCCAGAAGTTACAATAGCATCAGTAATTTTTTGTTGGGACTGATCAATTTGCAAAGAAACTTTCCCACCAGAACCATCACCAACTAAATTGCAAGATTGTCCAGATTGTAAATTATATCCAACCCCACCATTTTTAATATAAACTTTTTTTATTTGATTGTTGTTTAAAGATGAATCTCCATTATCTCTTACTGCAGCAATCTGTTGATCAGATGATGAACTCCAATCATTAGGTAGTGTAATGTATTCTGTTGTATCAAATTTTACAATGTCACTTGGGGAAACAGTGTACAAATATTTCCAAACATACCCATCACTAAGTTTAGATGGTTCCAAATCAGTAAATGTTGGTTCTACTTGAGATGCATTTCCTGTAGGTTTACTTCCCGTTGATCCATTATCAATACAAATATACACTTTGTAATTTGAATTAATCACGTAATAATTTGCATCATATAATCTCATTGATCCAGTTACTGGAGATGGAGTTATAATACTATAATCTGGTCTATACATTTCATACTGTTGACCAGAAACCCACGTAATTTTTCTAATTGCCCTTCTAACATTAGCACCTGTAATTTGCTTGCCAAATAGAATAGTGGATTCGGAATGATTTAAGTAATCAATACAATCAACTGGATTTGGTGGAGTTACATCCCATGAAGAATTTCTTCCAAATCCTGATGCTGTTGGATTTGATAATCCAACAAAAACATAATATGAATTATTTGAATTTTGAACCGAATCTACAAAATTAGAGGCGTTCAATATTCTAAATTGATCTGTTACAAATGCAGACATTTTAAAATAGTTTTTTCTATATTTATATTAACTTATAAACTCTTTTTTTATTGGACCAATATCTCTTAATCCAAATCCTCTTCTTTGAATTGTTGGGAAAGTTGAAAGTCCTGAATTGACTAGATATCCAGATACTGGTAGTGATACTGGATTTATTGATCTATCAAATCCATAAATTCTACCCCAAGAGAACTTGCCAACAGTACTCCCAGTTGTTGCAATTCCAACCACAGAGGAAGAATTTGATATATTGCAGGTTATAATTCCAACGTAAGGGTCAAATCCACTAATATGGTAGATATTATCTAAAAATGTAGTCCCGACACCTAAGATATTGGAATTATTATCCAAACTAGTTGTTCCACCACCGACAGATGTATTGTAAATGTAAATAGGATATCCAGTCGATAATCCTGAAAATGGTGCTAATGATGGATCTAAAGTAAATTTCAGTGCAAGATTAGTGCCAATTCCAGCAGTTGTTGAAATTGCAACAATATTTCCAAATGACCCAGCAATTCCTGTAATATTTTCAATAGTTTCATAGGATGCTAATGGAACTGGAGCAATTACTTTTGGTGGATTTGATGAACTATATCCAAAACCAGGATTTGTTATTGATACTATTCCAGTTAATGATCCATTAGAAATAGATGCAGTTGCGGTTGCAGTGGTAACTACTGGGGAAGAAAATATAACTTCAGGAAAAACACTATACCCATATCCTGGACTTACTATTGTAACCGAAGTTACTATACCGCCAGTTATATTTGCTGTTCCTGTTGCAGTAGATCCAATTCCAACTCCAATGACTCTGGGACTTTCAAATCTAACAGTTGGTGGTGAACTATATCGATATCCACCATAAGTGATAATAACGTCCGTAACAATACCAGAAGATCCTGTAATAGCATATCCAATAGCAGACTTACCTACAGGAGCAGAAATTTTTACATCTGTTGTTGCGCCAACATACCCACTTCCAGCATTATTAATTGTCAGTGATTGGATAGTACCACCAGCAGACACAGTTGCTGTAATTGCTGCTGAAACAGGATCTGCAGATCCAGGAATTATTAGTGCATCAAATGTGATTGGGGAATCATAATCAAATAAATCTACAGTATCAACAAAAATTTGAGTATCTGAAGTAGTTATATTTCTTATAATTTTTGCTGTTGGATAAACTTGGGATTCATTTATGTCCCTTGTTTTGTATATAATTTGACCATCTACAATTTTATCTCTTTTTTGCTTTATCCAACTTAAGACAAGTGGTTTATTTTCCTGTAGATCAATCCCTTTTCCAAGATAATTATTTGTTTGAATTTTATCGGATGATGAAATATCAATAATATCTCTTGAATCTTGAGTAGTTGTATCTCCCAAATAATTATTATTACTAAAAGCTTTTACAGAATCTCCAATTTTAACAGTTTCATTAACATTAACTAATTGACTATCAGAGGAACTTCCTCTATAGAAGAAAATAGCAACATTGTCTTCAAGTTTTGGTGCTTGAGCGAATGTGAATGAAGTTCCACCATTAAATTGATATGCTACACCAGGTTGTTGAAGAATTCCATTAATAAAAATGATTAAAAGAGTATTGAAATCAATTAGTTGAGAATCATTATTGGAAGAATTCCTTTCAAAACTTATAAGTTGTGAATTATAATAAAGTGGAAATCTTGTTCTAACTCCATCCTGATAAATTTTAATGCTATCAATATAGTCCATCTCACCAAATTGCCATGCCGAGAATGAATCTGTAAATGTATCTAAAACTGTTAATTGAAACTCTGACACTGGATTGGAGAGTCCATAAGCAGTAACTAAACCAACTGCTTTAATTACATCACCACGTTTAAATCCATATCCACTCCTAATAATTTTAAATCCAGTAACTTCAAATAAAGTTGAACCTATTCCTGTCGTTGAACTTGCACCAACTTCAACATTGAGTAATAATCCAACACCAGTTTCAGTTGTTGATCCAACACTTAATCTAGAAACTCCAACAACAGGTAAGTTACTATAACTTGGTGATGATACGTTAATAGTTGGATTAATGTATCCAGAACCAGAGTTTATAATATTGAAAGATAATGTACCTCCAGCACCAACAGTAGCAGTAATAGTTGCTGAAGATCCAACTTGACCAGGTTCTACTACTTGAACTGTAACTGGAGTTCGATACCCAGATCCCCAGTTCCCTGTAGTCCCAATACCAATAGAAACAATGGATCCACCAGAAACAATAGCAGTAACAGAAGCACCTACCAAAGGTGCATATCCAAGACCAGGTGTAGATCCTAATGATACGATCATACCCCCTCTTGGAAGTTGATTTAAGTTGACATCGGAATCTGATACAAAAACGGAACCATTAGTTGAAGTAATTCCCGAGAATACTATACTACTAATTCCCACTAAATTATTTTCTACAATTTTAAAATTATTATCTACGTTATTTTCTGTAGTTGGTGTTTGGAATATACCATTTATGAATACAATTCCATTTCCACCCGTACTTCCCAAACCAACAGTATTAATCCCATTTGTAGTTAAAGTATAAGTTTGTCCTATTCCAGTAAACTTTTCCGAAATATTATCGAATACTTTATTACTAGTATAGTTATTTCTAAGAAAAACTCTTCCATTAAAGTAAGATTTTGGTTCTGGTAAATTGTAGGTATCTGTGTATGTCTGAGATCCAGAGTTTCCTCTTGGTGCATCAGTAAAATATATTTTATTTTTAACTATATTAAATGATCCTCTAAAAAGGGAAACTGAACTGGAATTTGAATGTGAAGTTGCAGAAGAACCTACAAATCCTCTTTGTACTGAAACTAATGGGAAAGTTCCTGCAAAGGAAATTGGACCACTAACTGCAGTTCCAAATCCAACATTAATAACTTTCATATATTCATTATCAATCTTCAATAAATCACCAAAAGAAATCGATGAAATACCACTCAATCCAATAATAGTTGTTGCTGCACCTACTGTACCCCCATTATTTACAGTATAATTTAATAATGAATATGCTATCGGGGATTGTACAATATTATCAATTGAAATAATACATTTATTATTTTTATTAAACATTTCAAATTCATGGGTTTGTCCAGCACCAACTGAAGTAAATGTTACTGCAATTGCAGGATTGGACAATGCATATTCTTGTCTAGTTGCTACCTTGAATGAATTATTATCAATTTTAATTGCATAAAGTGTAGTTGGTAAAATATTAGTTACTACTCCTACATTATTGAGAGTAGATCCAATACCCATAGAAGTTGAAGAGTTTGATCCATAAATTAATTGTTCTCCTGTACTGAAGAAGTGATTTGAAATTTTAAATTCACCTGTAGAAAGATTAATAACTGTTGAGTCTGATGGATTAAAAG